TGCTACGCTGTCAATCACGTTTCTGATTTCAACGTCGTTTTCAAGTGCGGTGTAAAGATGTTTGCTGAGGGCGCAATTTTTGCGCTCACCGTCAACTATTACTACTACCCGCAGGCTTTGCGTGTTGATGCGGTATTCAGGCCGTATCTCTTTGGTGGTTGTTTTTGTTATTTTCACTTCGACACCCTTTCTACTCCATCCAAGTATTTTATCCGTCCGCCACTTTCTATAATTGATTCCCTAAACTGTTCGCAAAAGCAGGCAATCCCTCCTTGTATACGCAATCTAATGTCTTTAACAAGGGATGAACGAAACATCATACACGCCATGTTTATGTGCTCATTGTAGGATGTAGTCTGCTTTCTTAATGCGATTACATCATATCCCTCATCCAGCTTCTCAAGCATCAACTCTACATTATCCTCGTATAAGTGCTCACTGGAATCATCACCTACGACAAACACATCTGATACGCTACATCCGTAGTCAAAACAAAGATTTCGTGACTGTAATTCACCTGCCCTGTCTTTGCGGTTATACATACCGCCGATAGCTATAATTTCACACTTAACAGTTTGCCTCTTGATACTGTCAATCACGCGATCAGGTATCACATTGTTTATGTAATTAGGTATCAAATACTTCATGATGTGCTGTCCGTGATTAGCCCGTAATTTTCTAACGCAGTTAACAAACTGGCAAGTGCCGCGTTTCCTCCGCGTGAACCCGATACCGTTGGTTTTTCTATAGGTGAGGTGTTACAGAACCCAACACGATTGTCGTATGCTCTTATTGCCGCATATCCACCTATAATAACTTCCTCGTTTCCTTCGCACCGACCTTCTGTCAACCATAACGACATACTATTGTAAGTTTTTACTACAGCTAAAATATCTGAGGTCCCTACTATAGGGTCGCCTAAAAGATCATTTTCCTTTACACCAATGTTTAATCCGGCACCGGCAAAACCACTTCCTGTAAGATCGTTTGTCACCTGTATCCAACACTCGGTATCTTCGTCAGACTCATGAACATGCAACTTGCTTTGAGGAGACACACCACCTACCCCTAACTGCTGTGCAAATAAACCATCACCATCAGTCTCAAAGCTTAAACCTCCCGTGCCGTTATTACTTATCGAATTTGCGCCTACAGTTAGGTCGTGGTATGCGGCAATTAAATTTTCTGAAACTAATAGTGACTCCACCCCCCTGCACCGCACAAAAAAGGCTGGATCTTGCCCATAAGAGTTTAACGCCCTATGGCCGAACTCGATCGCTCTCAAAGTCGGTGTATCTGCACGCCCTAATCGTATTGACATTTCTAATTCATCACCCACTGTATGATCACCCGTTGCCACCAGCATCCTTCCACTGGTCAATGTGCCGGTAATCAGGTTACTCGGCTTACTGCCTACCTGACCCCACGTTACAGAATGCGGGTTACCCGTCGTTACCTGACTGTGTGCATAGGCCGCGTCCCATTCGGTAATATCCCCCGACGCAATCGACTTCACGTGTGCCGGAACGGTCGGGTCTGTCTCGGTGGTTAGGTACCCATCAGGATTAGAAGTATCATATTTCAGTGCTAACGCATCATCAATAGCAGTCTTCGTATACGCATCAGTAATGCCATAACCGCTTAGTGTGGTAGGAGTGGAGGTAAGATCATCAAAACTAATATCGTGCGGATTACCCGTCGTTACCTGACTGTGTGCATAGGCCGCGTCCCAATCATCGATATTAAGATTGTCCGCTGTTATGTCTCCGGTGATTGCCAAATCTCCACCAATAGCAGTATTCCCACTTGTTAAATTATGCGTAAATTTCGCGCTGCTTGTGGCCTGCCCTGATGAGTTTACAATTAATACGGTGTTTTGTGTCAATGCCGACGCACCACTTGCATCTTCAAGCAGCTTGTGCGTTGTTCCTGCGGAGTCTTTCCAGCAAACTCTTTGCAGTGTGGAGGCTATTTTTATTTTCAAATTCTCCATGCTTGCCACTATGTCAGCATATGAGTAATTGCCTAAATAAAAATCAACTTCTGTCGCACCCGATATTTTAACTACATTCTCCGGCATACTTTACCCCTGATATTTCGTTTCGGTGAAATCGGCATCCTGCCATGCTGTAGATGCTCCGTCTGTATCCTGAAATTCCGTTTCTGTCGTGGAAATCAAACGTGCCTCGGTTCGCACACGAAGACCGGAATCTAAACGGATAGACTGCCGGATGATTTTATAATCCTGCTGCGTGTCAATGCCGCCCTTCTTGTACTCCGGGGCCCTGATCCCATCGGTGAGCTCTAAAGCCGGATTACCGCGCCAATCCAGCGATATATCACGCCGCACCCCCGAATACGCATCCAGCAGAGTATCCGTTATCGTATCCGCCTGCGCTTGTGTCTGTACAAGCTGATTTTCTGGCAGTTTGTATTCTCGCTGCCCGTACTCGGTGATACTTGAACTGTCAGACTTCGATACCGTGCGTACTGACTCCTCCGTAACCGGAGAGCCGACCGCTTTAATAGATACGCTCTCCGTGGTATCGGTATCGATTTCAAGGACCGCACCCCATGAGTAATACGATACAGAGGATATTTCGGCATGCACCGGCGCAAGGTCGGTGCCGGGCTGTACGATGCTTGCTGTCGGTGTCAAAACCGGGAATTCTGAAAACTCAATAGTAACCGTTTTTGTGACACCCGCCTGTATCTCGAACTCTTCAGACGATTCGTATACTGTGGGCTGCGGGACCTCATCCGAAATCTCATAACGCCGAACCTCGGCAGAAACGGTATTTCTGAGCTCCTCGGTTTTCGCCGGTAGCCGCTTATCAAAATAATCATCCTGCGAAATCTGATAATTATCGCCGGACGCCCCGCCATACACCGCACTCGGTCCCTGAACCTGTAAAATTCCATTTCTATCGAAAAACGCCCGCCCCATACTGGCAACCATAATTTTTTGCAGACACTCCGCATAAGACACCCGATCAAACCACGCCACCGGAACCGTGGTGTCTTGCAACTCCGTATCAATATAATACCTCAGGTCCGGTATATCAATAGCCGCCTGCGTTAAAACGTTATCCAGCAAATCATATAGGGTTATGTCCTGCCAAACCTCAGATTTTGAATATATGAGGTCTTTAAATTGCGACATCCGGTCACGTCCGGTAGTGGCTGCATATACCGCTTGCTCTGGTGTGTCCCAGTCATCGGTCCAGTATACACCCATAGGCACATATTCTATAGAACCGTCTGACAGCTCAAAACCGATTTCAGAAATTATTTTTCTATTAGATTTGACCTGCGTGCTCAGGCTGCTGTCCGTATTACCCGGAAAAAACGTATCATCGGCATTCTGTAGTTTCAGTCTGATTTCATTTGCCGACATGTTGCCCACCGGGATACTACCCCCGGATACCTCGGACTCTTCGAGAATCTGCATGTCGATAATATCGTCGCCATCATACACCACTGCAATAGATGAGTATAGTTCTGTAAGTTTCACCACACGATTACCCGCCGACCATTTCGTAATTGTGATAATGATCTTCGTTATATCCGCCAGATTGTAGCTCGATAAATCCAGATCATACAATACGCTGTCGTTATCTGTGGTGGATACCGTAGCCGCCAGTGTAACGCCTCGGTATAGTTCAAGTGTAAAATCTACCGGATATTCTCCCGTGGCCTGATCCCCGGAAACACGCACCGCCGGCACATATCGCGCTTTGGGTAGTGTGAGGGTTAATTCGGGATACGGCAAAGCAAATTCACCGCTTGCGAGTGATTCAGTCGCGCCCCACCAACCTATCTGATATAGCTGATAATTGTCACTGCTCGGCATCGCTGACATCTCGCCTATTGGTGTACTCTCGTCCAAATGCAACCATTTGCGGGTATTCTGGTATCGCAGGTCTGCCACCTGGTCGATATAGTCTACCCGTGCCTGATCGTTTGCCGTCGCCTCGGTGCCGTTGTCGATGTATGGGTCTGCCCATGTAATAGTGACCCGTGCCCGCGGTTTCCTGACGGTCGCGGATGCCGCTGTCGTAAATTCGGATGATGTATTTATCATACTTCCTCGATTTGTAACTTTACGTTACCCCAGAGGCCATCATTTACGGTTAATATCCGTTGCCGGTCAAACGGTTTTATCAGTACCGTGTACGTGTCCACACTGTCATCCATACGGGTGATTTTTAAAGATAGCTCCGTTTGAAGTTCGCTAAGGGTTATTAAATCCTGTAAATCGCTGTCGTCGATCAGGGAAAATTGCAAACTCCATTCTTTTTTTACCGCGACTACGTCCTTCACTCTCCGCCCCGACTGGGTGCGGCCCTCGCGTGCAATCTCGATCTCACCCTCTGTAAATTTCCTGCCCAAAAACGGCAACAATATTTCAGAACCGGCAGCGCCTAAATAAATGTCGTTTTTCATGCGAGTACAAGCCTCCTGGATTCGTCAATTCTTATGCCGCGCAGTGACCTTTCAAGATCCACGAGTGTTGACCGATCAAACGCTGGTGAATTTATTTCAAGGTAAATGTTCACTTGCTCACTGTTTGTTATACTGTTACCGCCGCCACCATCCCCGCCGGATAGCCCGTTTACAATACCCTCGGTGAGTTGTTGCATGCCGGTTTTCATCGGCATTACAAGCTCGTTCTGCTTGCCTTCTCCGATCTGTGCGAGCACCCCACCTGGACGGTTCTGTACAAATGCGCCCCGCTCCATCGGTATAGGCTCACTGGCAACCGTTGCGATCTGTGCGGCCCCTATTGCGCCCATCAGAACAGCGGCGACGGTCCCGGCGATGGGGCCGAGTTGCTCATATGATTTCATGATGGCCTGTGCGGTCGACACTATTATTCCGAAAATACCGGAGGCCTTTTCACGTTTGGATTGTTCTTGTTGTAATGCTTTTTTCTTTTTGTCTGCTTCCTCATCTATTTTCTGCATAGTCTGAGAAAGCTGTTTTTCGTTTGTTATGGTCTGCGTTGCTTTTTCTTTTTGCCTTTTTGCTTCTTCGTCGATCTGTGAAATTCTTTTTTCTGTAGACCTGCTAAACAGGCTGGATATCTGGTTTATGGCATCCGTAAAAGTGTTCACCATGTTCCATGCGTTTTGTTGCATCAACTCAGATTCACGTTCAGCGTAATACTGCAATATTGCCTCGCGGCTTGCACCGAGTTCATCGGCCTTTTCAAGAGCCGCGTTCTTCTGCATCTCTAATATTTGCGACCTGTCCGCATTGTGTGATTCATACCTCAAAGTCCACTCGGCTTCAAACTCCTCGCGCTTGCGTGCGACCTCTTCGTTTTTTTTCTTTTCCTGTTCTGCTTCCTCGTCGATTATGTCCTGTCGTTTTTTGCTGTAATACTCTTTTATTGCCGTTGTGTCAGCCTCCATTTTTTCAGCTTCTCCAATAGCTTTCTCTTTTTCCAACTCCAAAGCATCAAGGCGAGTTGCGGTTTCCAGCAATAACCGATCGGTCCAATCCTGCTCAAACTGTATTCGTGCATCTTTTTTAGCCTGCGCCGCTCTGATTTCTTCCTCTCTTAACTTCTTTTTCTTTTTTGCGGCTTCTTCCTCTTCGTCTGAGTTCTTTTTTACCGCTTCTGTCTCTTCGTTTATGGCGTCGGTAACTTCCAGCTCGATATCAGTAAGTCGATTATTTGCCTGTGTAAGTTTTGTTGCCATCCCTGCATTATAGTCAATTTCCACGCCGAGTTCTGAAAGTGTTTTTTCCAGTTCGCCAATGCGTTTTTTCTTCGCCCTGTATTCGTCTTCTGGTATAAGTTCCTTGTCAGCATTGGCAAGCTTGCCGTATAATGGGATGACCTCCTCTAACGCAGATTTGACCGCTTTCGTCTGTTTTTCTGCAACGTCGTTTCCTATTTCGTCGCGCCACTTTGCCCACGCATTACCGGTCTTGTGTATCGCGAGCGCAACGCCGCCTATAGCAACGGCAGCAAGCACATACGGGTTAGCAATCATAACAGAGGTTAAAGCGATGAATGCGGTTTTTACGGCTATGATCGCCGGGGCCAATATCGAGAATGTGGATATAAGTTTCCCAGCCACAATTAACAGCGGGCCAGCGACGCCAGAAAACGCGACGATTTTTACAATCATCTCCTGTATGTTTGGAGACAGTCCCGAAAACCACTCTCCAAGCGACTGCACCTTGTTTGCAAATGATACTATCAGAGGGATAATCTGCTCGCGTATTATCGGAATGACGGTGTCTTTTAATATTGGCATAAACTCGGTTGCAATGTTTCTGCCCACCGCTTTAAATTCCGCCCCGAGCTTTTCGGTTTCTTTTCGGTAATCGTTAGCCGCGTTCAGCGCGTCTTCACTCATCACCAGACCTAACTCGTGAGCCTCTTTTCGCGCCGATTCAAACTCATCAGCGGTTAAACCGAGCACCGGAGCCAGGTCTTTCATCTGTCGACCGAATATCTGCTGTGCGATCGAGTTTCTTTCTGTGGTGTTTTCTATACCGTTTAACCCGGTGATCATAGCCGGGAAAAGGTCGTTCATATCGCGCACGTTTCCAGAAGCATCAAAAACATTTATCCCGAGCTGTTCAATTGCCTCGTATGCCCGACCTCCCTCATCGATGATCTGGGGCAGTCTGCCCTGAAATTTCTGTATAGAATTTGTCAGCCCCTTAAACTCTACACCTGCAATACGTGCGACGTGCTCCATTTCCTGCAGCGTGTCAGTGGACAGCCCGGTAATTTCCTTCATGTCCAGTAATTGATCGGCGTATTTACCAGTTTGATTTGACAGGGCAATCATACCGGCACCAAGCGCAGCGACCGGACCGGATACCAGTTTTGTAAAATCTTTCCCCAATGTGGCTACCTGCCTGCCGGTTTTTTTCATTTGCCGGGCAAGTTTTTTTCCTTCTTTATCAATTTTAGTAAGGCTATTATTTACGCTGTCGATCCCATCAAGCGCAATGGTACCAACAAGGGAAAAAATCTCTCTCATTTATTAGCCTCGATCCATTTTTAAAATTTGCCCGGCTTTTTTATAAGCCTCTTCAATGGCCTTTTTCTTGTCCTGTATCGGTTCTTCTTTTACCAGTTTTAGCTCTTTTGTAAATTCATAAAATGTTTTTTTCGGCCTTGCACCCATTAAATAAGCCGTAAATGCTGCGCTTATCATAGAGTCTCTGTTCTTTTCCTCTTTCTCTGCTAAAATCTCATCCCATACAAACAAAATGTCTTCGTATGGGTGAGATTCAAACTCCTTGTGCGTCAATCTTAGCTTATACCGAGCTTGTTTTTCGCACTTTTCAACGTATTTTTGAACGCTTTTGTCATGCTGAACAGATGCAAGGCCGTTGTAAAAAAACGTTCAGAATCCGGCGACTCAATTATTTGTTTTACAATCTGCAATTCCACATCGATCGGCAGATTATCAAAGTCCTCGACCGTTACCCCGATGAGGTCAGCGAACCACTCGACAACCCCATCTTCGACAAATTCAAACAACATCTTTACGATGTGAATGCCTATTTTGATTGCGTCGTTTGATTTGTTCTCAGATTTCGTCTTTGCCGTCGAGCTGATCATATTCAGAAGGCTTTCGTCCTCCATTTTTTCGGTGGCTTTTAAGATAAGATTTGAAAGCGTTTTCCTGTCTTTTCTTGTTAACTCTCTTATTGCTATTTCCAATGTATCCTCCTGGGTTATTGCGGTGCCGGGGATTTCTCCCCGGCTATTATTTAGGCTTTAGGATATTTGATGAACCAGGGCTCAGCATCCATATCCGAGGGGTCAAAATGCCCCTTGAACTGTAGCGCAACCACACCTTCATCATCTTCCGAAAACGAAAGCTCAAAGTTTCCATCCACAAGCGCATTGTCAATCCCGACGATAACAGGGGAAGTTTTCCCTTGCACCTCACCAACGATAGCAACGTTCGTGTGATAATCGGTCGACGCTATCGCGAGCGCACGGGTTATTTTGTCGTGAGTAGGAGAACCATCAGGATCGTCAGCGGTAGAAGAACCCGGCAGCGCATACGCTAAAAACTCGCTCGACATCTCAAGTAAATTTACTGTGAGTGTCGCCGTCACGCCGGTAATTCTGCGACCGCCTTTAACCGACCCCTTTGCGCCGTCGGCTTCCATATCTCTACACTCGGTTTCGATTGTAAACGTGTTACCGCCGCGCGTAGCACCGAAAAGTGTCGATGTGAGCCCGTTTGTTCCGATCGTTATGGTGGTGTCAGATGTGGAAATGGATGTGCTCACATCTGCACTGTCCGCGGTCACTGTAACAACCGCGCCGCTTGATTCAGCCGATACGTTTGAAAGCGCATCTATTGCAGCGGCCATGTTTGTCGCGGCTTCGGTGTCACTTTCACCGAGCAAAACCTCATTGGTGCCAGCCCCAGACTCAACAAAAGTAAAAGTCGTTGGCGTACCGTTAATCGTAACCGTAAGCGCATCGGTTGTGATAACAGTATCAAACGTTGCGGTATTTACTCCGATCCCATAATCGAGATACGCGGCCCCTGAATCAATAACCAAATTGTCGTATGTTGTGCTCGTGATACCGTGCTTTCTTGCCATAATATTAAACCTCCGTTATAATTGATCTATCCATTTTTTTCTACTACCCCGCGCTGAATACTGTACGTTGTACTGTATAGATCGAGGGTCGCTATTATTCACAAACCCGCCTGAAAACCTGCGGAACCTTATCGAACTGTATCTGTCAGATGTCAATACCGATATATCTAACAAATTTTCCAATGCCTCCACCACGTTTTGAACCGCAACCGTTGACGCTCCGTAATCGTAAGTGTCGATGTAAATATTAAACCGATCCATCGTCAAATCGACAGATGTTAAATCTACCCGGTAAACCAGATACACACAATCCACACCCTCGGGCGAAAACCGGTTGAAAACCGCAGGTGCGCTGCAATGGGTAGATAGTAGCGCAGTGGTGGCGGCGTCTCCGGTGATCGCGGTATACAAAGCGTCTTCGATCATTTAACCCATACCCCTGCAAGCTTCTTTTTTATGGTTTCTTTTTCTTCCAAAAATGTCGGAAATAAAAACGGCCTCGGTGCCGTCTTATCAACACGCCCTGTGCTTTTTCCTTCTTTTGTAAATCTCTCGTCCGTTCCAAATTCCATCAGGTGCGCGTGATGCGCTGGCCCCGTTGCGCCTACAAAAGCATACTCAGGATAAACTTTGTACTTAATACCTTTTCTTAAATCTCCGCTTCTGCTTTTTGGCGGTGTCCCTGGTGCCGATGAATTACTCTTTTTTATCTTCGATCTTACTTTTTTACGCGCGTACACGGCAGCATCTCGAATCCTGCTTTTCTGTTCTTTTTCGAGTTCTTTTTGTATCTGTTTGATCTGGCTTTTATATAGGTACACGCCATTTTTTAGCATTATCGCACCTCTTCACAGATAGCGATTTTTAAAAAATCAGCTTCCTGAATGTTTTCAACGGTTTTTACTTCAAAAACCCTTGACCCGTAATAAATCATTGAATCTTCCGGTATGTCTATCAGTCCTCTAACTTCTACAAGATGCGTAGCATCGACACCGATTGTTTTATAGTCCATCTTCTGCTCTGCTTTTATCGGTGCGATCGAGGCCCATATTTCAGTCGATCCCGACCACGTTTCAGTTTGCCCACCAATACCATCGGAAACGCAGGTTTTAGTTTTTACAATTACCCGGTGCCTCGCGCGTGTGGCAATGCTTTTTTTGCTTCTGCGGTTCACTGATACAGCCTGTCGGTTTCGAGTAGGTCGTAAAACGTCCGAGGAATATTCCCGGCCTCTGCGGTCCTGTTTAAGTCACGCCATGAGCAATACAACATTATCGCGTCGCGCACGTTTTGCGGAACGTCGGTTGAAGAGTCGCCGTATCCTGCCGTATACCGCACTTTAATTGCGTTTATGTCTCTTAGTCCCACCGAAGGCCAATTGATGCCATACGCAAGGCTGATGCGTGCAGGTTCGTAATCTGTATCGGTTATCAGGTTATCAAGCGCCCAGGATGTTTCTGTGTTTTCGTAATCGTAATACTTAAAACTATCCACCGACTGCACAGGCGCACGTGGTAAGTAAAACGTCTGAGAGGGAAACACATCGAGGCTATATTCCAGAACCTGCGTTATATACGCCCGGCGTTGGTAGTTTTCCGCTAACACCCTACCGGATGTGATCCAGTAACCTATTAGCGTGTCCTCTACATCGTGCGAAATCCTTGCGTGCATCTTCACCTCGTCAACTGTCACAGGCTCAAACGACGGCTCGGTTATTACGCGTAAAGAAAACTTCATCTCTTCTCCAAATTCTCATATTTGTATGATGTGTTTTCTTTTTTTCTTTTGCTTTTTTCGTATTCTGCGACGCCGACAGACACGAGTATAGCGGCGATATTATCAGGATACATACCGTTTTCATCAGGTATGTATCGGACCGGTGCGAGCAATTTTAGTCTTTTCATAATTCCTCCTGCTTTAAAAACAGGCCCCGAGCCAATGACTCGGGGCTATACATTACGACAGTGCAGTTTCCGGCGTTTCTGTTTCGTATCGGCCTTCCTTGAGGATTATCAGGATAGCGCCAACGACCGGGCCATTTGCGTCCTCAGTTGCGGTAACCCTTACAAACTCATAGCCGGTATCGGCGAGCTGTGAAGCATCAACCATAACACGATACAACTGTGAGCCTCCGGCGGATGTAGTAAATCCAGTAGTTGTTGCATCTGTGATTGAGCCATGGGTATCATCGGATGTAATAGCCTGATATTTAAACTCAATATCAGTGGTATTTGTTGCCGATACGTCGTCGCAGGCTTCGACTGTAATTGCCGAGGTTCCAGTGTCTCCGGCCCCTTTGTAAATCACAAACTCAACGTAACCATAATTTTTCATGGATACGATGTCGCTGGATACTGTCCCGTCAAACGCATCCGCGACCGGGTCAAGGCCTTTTACGAGATGAGTAATTTCTTTCATGTATAAAACTCCTGTTTTTCAGTTTTTTTTGGATTGCGGCACCGGTTAAGATGCCGCATCAATTACAATTATTAACGTGTTGCAAGTGACACAAACGGAGAAAGCGTATTGCTACCATTTGCGGGCGTGAGAGCACTATTCCACAGAGGTTGGCCGTTTACACGATAGGTAAACCGGAGCAACTGCTCATCATACAGGAATCGAACGTGCATCGAAGCATCGCGGTTTACGCCGCCCTTTTCGATGAGCATGTACTGACTCATGTCTGAGAGAAGAATATCCCCGTTATCGCCAACAGTCTGGCATTGCTCAACAGGAATCACAGGACGCCCAAAAAGTGTACTGAATGGCTGCACTGATGCACCGCCAGCAGGCAGATACACGGGAGCGCCACCGTCTGACACCACAAGGCTCATCTGATGCAACTGCTGTTCACAATCCTGGTTAATGTACCAGACCGAGTTTGGACGGCTTCGTGCCCACATGCGACCCCACATTTTCAGAACGTTGGGGTATGTGATTGTGTCGTCACTTTGTGAGCCTTCCTTTGCAACAGATACCATTGCATCGGAGTTCATAATACCGAGAGGCAGGCCAGAACCCAGACCGTTGATAATTGCATCATCGAGCAACCATGCGAACTCATCCGCGACCATGTCCCCGACCATCGAATCGAGAGCCGTGGTATCGGTGAGGGTTTCCTCTGTCAGGTAAACGAACGTCATCAGCTTCTCAAGGTCCATTTTGATTTTCTTGAACTTCGGCGTCGTTGCGGTTGCTTTGTCGGCCTCGGCTTTCCAGTATCCGCGTATTCCACCCATGCGACTGCCAGTAGCGCGACTTGTTTCGTCAATCGCATTCATTGCGATACCGTTACTGTTTGAGCCGACCTGTACTTTACGACAGCGATTTGCAACCAGCGCCCGGTCATATGTCAGTTTGAAAATCTCCGACATAATATCGGTTCCAACCAAAAATCCACCATCGGAAGGAACCCCGGTCGACATCCCGGACGCTGCACGCTTTTCAAAACGTGGGTCCATTGATCCGCCGGGCTGTGAGGACCGAATAACTGCGCCGAGGAAATCCCCGAAGCTGGAAAACGCCAGCTCTTTTGGATCGGTTCTTTGATCTCTGTCATCATCCTCAGAAAAGTATTTTTGAACTTCTCTTTCTTCTTCTGCGATTTTAATATCGCGCTCGACGATATCAGCCTCGGCTTTCAACTTTTCCCAACGGTCGCGATCTTCCTCAGTCAGTCGCTGAGTCTCACGCTTCCGAGCTTCTGCGGTGATTTCCCGCATTTCATTTTTTATACGGGTTAACTCTCTTTTAAGAGCCTCGATGTTCATAGGTAAACCTCCGTTATAGATTTTCGAGTTCTTTTTCCATCAGTTCAATTTCTTCGATGTCGCTTTTCGGTTCCTGAGCAGCTCGGTATTTTTTTATGCACTCATTGTAGGCGTCCTCCTCGCTTCTCAGTGATGCTGTGGTGCGACTGTATGCCGGATTTGTAACCGGTCCAACTTCGTATATTTCACCCTCGGTAATTTCACGGTGCAAAACCCCGTTTTCATCCCTGGTCAATATCTCACCGCCAGGGTCTACAGTAAACGAAAACGAGGCACCGCGTATATTTTTACGCTCAAGGTTTACCCGTAGATCGTCGCCGTATGATGTCGGCGGTATGGGCGCTTTAAACCGCAACCCCTTTTCGCTGTCTTCCAGCATCAGGGACGGTTTACTTCTGGTTGTGGCGAGGACATAGTTCGGGTTATGATTGAAAAATGACTTTATTTCGCTGCTGTTCCGAATTGACTTTTCAAACGCACCCGGTCGTATTTTCTCACGGAATCCCGGCCATATCTCGACCTCACGGTCATATACGACCCCGTACCCCTCGACAAAACGCTCCTCTTCCTTGTCGTCATACGACCTGATTTCTATATCTTTGGTTTCGTAAAACCGTTTTTCTCTATTCGGCATTGTCGCCTCCGTCGGCTGGTTTCTCTAAAGCAAATTTTGCATTTTGCATGTTTAACGGCATTGTGTACATGTCCCCTTCGTCCCCTTCGATCCTGTTCATGTCTTCCAGTTCTCGGCATTCGTTAGCCGACAATATTCCGGCCTCGCGTGCAATCCTGTACGACTCGTATCGGTCCAGAAGTTTACCGCGTAACAGTCCGCTTAGTTGAAATTTCGGGTAATGCGTATTGTCAAGGATGAGTTTTTTTGTTATCTCCTGCTCCGTTTGTACGATATACGGAGTCAGGGTATACGTAACAAGTGCGGTGTTCAACTCTTCGAGGCCACTTCCCCAGGAGGTGCTTTTCTCGTGACTTTGTAACAGATGCAGAGGGATATTGTAAATACGGGCAAACTCTGAAATGTCAAATTGTCGCGTTTCAAGATACTGGGCATCCTCAGGAGGTAGGCCGATTCTTTTATACACGACACCATCCTCAAGCAGCATTAACCGGTGACTATTACCGAGCCCGGAGTATCCCGCGAACTTTTCTTTCAGCGACTGTTCGGATGTTTCCTTAAACTTGCCTGGATGGGTAATTATTCCGGCAGGGTTTGTACCCTGTCCAAACGTGCGAGCGCCGAAATCTTTAACCGCAACGGCTGCCCCGACAGTTTCACGATGCACCTGTATAGGCGACATCCAACTATCCGCAGATGTCGAAAGCGCCGAAACAACCAGCACCTGAAACGGAAGCAGGTCCTTTTCTTCATCCTCACTAACCCGCACCCGGTAAACGAGTTTTTTTGTTTTTTTGTCCCTTATCGGCCTTACCCTCCACGGAGGGATCGGCCACAGGTTCACCGGCTCACCAAACCGGTTAAACTCAATTTCAGAAATACCGGCTCCCCACAGGTTCATGTGGGTATACATTAGCTCGCGCCATTTAAACGACGTTTGTTCATCATTCGGGCTCGTGTGCAGCATCCTGTACAACGGGTGTGATTTGGCCTTTTGCTTTCCGTTTTCAGTTTCTGCATAAACGTGTAATGGCAAACTTGCCAGAGCCCACGCGATCAGTCTGACGCACGAGTAAACGGCGGTAATAGACATCGAGGATTCTTCATTTACATGCACGCCTGCGGATGTAGGCTGAAAACTCTGTATGTCATCACCGCGCAAAAATGAATTTACCAGGCTGCCCCAGACACTCGGGGTTACGTTATCAACAGACCGGGTGCTGATGAATGTGTCAATTATCCCCACGTTTCGCCCTTCGCTCTGGTAAACTGCAAATAATCAACATTACCCCCAAAACAACAAACGCCGCTGGTCGGTGTACGAGATTAACCCCGTACACCGTAGCGGCGCACCCAAGCAGGAAGAGGAGCAGGTGTATCAATTTTTTCATATAAATAAAAAAAGGGGCTATACGAACTGGTGTTCGCGTAGCCCCATGGGTCCATATATTATTGTTTTTATTATTTATTTCATAGTATCAAACTCGTACATAGCTTTGCATTTTTGACACTTCACTTTTATAAACCTCGGCCTGTAAACCTCGCACAACTCAATTTTACATTTCGGGCAACATATCACTACTGTATTAAGTATACTTGTTTTATTTTTCCTTGTCAAGACTTTAACTTTTTGTTGTAAAATCATACAAAAAATACCCTGTCCTCAGACACTGGCTCCGCAACCATCGCCCGGACGTGTGCGTTCATGGTCGCTGCTATGGGGTCTATTCTTTGCCGAGATTTTTTCTTCGACAGTATTATATTTGCGTTTCGGTCCACCTCCTCAGCAACCGCGTTGCTTATAGCCCACGTCAGCACCGGGTTATTGTCGTGTATAATCCTGCGCATGTACACCATGTTTCTGAAATCCTTCGTTGGCTCAGATAGTGTACGCGGTCCCTGGATTATCTCCACAACCTCTTCCCCGTCGTCTATAAGGTCGGCTGATACCTGAGTGGCTCCCCAGGGATCGAAGCACCATTCAGCGACGCGCCAGCCGTGTTTTTCAATCTCAGTCTTTGCATATTCGATTACGTGCCTATAATCCACTACCTCGCCGCGAGTAAGCGTGACATAGCCTGCTTTAACCCACTGATCGTATGGCACTTTGTCAGTCTGCATTTTAACCGACAAAGTATCCTCTGGCATAAACGAGTGGCTGAGCACCACGTATTTATCATCATATGGAAATTCAAATGTGACAGAGGTCAAATCTATCTTTGCAGACAAGTCAAGCCCGACGTAGCAAGTCATGCCTGATAGATCAGGAATATCTCCCGCGCAGGCGTTCCAACGCGCGATATTCATATACCCGCCCTCGCGCTGATTAACCCACACGTTCATGTGCTTTGTCAGGTAGTTTCGCATTTTTTCAGGCGCGTGCTGCGCCTCTTCTGCTTTTTCTTCGAGAAACTTCACACCCTCCGGGTATGAGCATATTATAGGGTTTGCTTTTGACCATACCTTCGGATCGAACGGGTCATCTATCAATTCACCTGGTGGGATAGTTTTACCCTTGACCTCTATTTTTTCGCTGCCGTCGTTTTTTTCTAATTCGTTGACCATAGCGAAATACGATTCTATGTTCACGGGGATATCGGGATTTAATATTTTTGACACTAAATCATACTCAATGCGGAAACATGGATTCTCAAGGTCAAATCCTGCCGTAGTTATTATCGCCAGCAGCGGCTCGGGACGGGCACCCATGCCAGAATCTACCACGTCGTATATTTCGGATGTTTCATGTGCGTGGTATTCGTCTATGATACCACATTGAGGGTTTAGCCCGTCACCGGTTTTTCTGTCTTCTTCGGACAGCGCCCGCATTATTGAGCCGGTTTTCAGATGTGTTATCTTTCCATACGCCACCCGGTATTTACCTTGTAGCGGTTTGCATTTGTCCAGTATGCCCACCGTTTCGTCATATACGATCTTAGACTGCTCGCGCTTTGTGGCTCCGCAGTATACCTCTGACACCTCTACACCCTCCGAATCGAACGCCATCAGCTCATACGACCCAACCACCGCCAATGACTGAGATTTTGCGTTTTTTCGGGCGACCTGCCAATACAGTTTTTTAAATCTGCGGTATCCGGTGTCTCGATGTTTCCACCCGTAAACGTTGCCAAACACAAACAACTGTATCGGTGATGGTTCTATGTGTTTGCCTTTTAGTACACCTTTACGATGTCTAAACAACCGCATCCAACGGAAAAAGCGTTCAGCCGCAGAATCGTCGAACACAAAAGGAAACTCGTCTGTGTTTTCGCGTTCGAGGTCACTAAGAAACCGCATACATGACCACTTGTGCTTCTGGCATGATACCGATTTATCTGCCAACACATCCCGACAATACTTTTTCAACTGCTCCATTATGTTCATACGTTACCAAACCCGGCAGATGATAATGGATCAGACGCTGGCTTCTTGTCTTTCTTCGGTATGTTTTTTATCTTTGCCAGTGGGTTAAGAAACAGCCGGTCCTCCAGCTTCGTTAGTAGGTCGTTTTTTTTGTTGATTGCGTTGTCCAGCTTTGTCAGCGGGTCGACTTTTAAGATCGCCTCTATCTCTTCCCGGAACTCTTCCGGCGCGATTGCCTGCGATGCGGTCCAATCCAGCCCGGCGTCCGCGAGGAAACTTCTTCTTTCGATCAGGTCCATGTATTCAGCATATGTCAGGCAAAACCGAGACATGATAACTACGTCGGCAGATGAGGCGAGTTGTACTTCAGATGATTTGTAAAGTTTTGTAACTTGTGACCACATTTTTTTAGCGTGTGTGTTTTGCTTAACCACAAGAGGCATCGTGTATTTCTTCTCGCCAAGTTGTATCTCGGATTCTTGACGCCTTTTGATATCAGCTTTTGTCAGGCGGCATTTGTTACCCTCTAAGATGTGCAGTGAGATCGGCTTTGCGTGTCTTCCACCCATATATGCCCCCCCCCCATTCATAAAACGAAGATTTCACGCGGAA